GATGCCCGAGCCAGCGATCAGGTATCCACTCAGGAGGATGTTTTCTTTGACGCGGATAGTTCCAGCGAAAAAGAGATGTGTTCCTTCAATCTTGTCTACTTCAAGCACAGCATCTGTTCTGCCAAATTTCTCTAGCAGCCAACTCGCGTAGCCCACTTTGTTAGTCTCTGCGGCCTTGTCGAGAACGGTTTGATACTCAGCGCCTTCAGCAAAGTGCGAGTCGAACCACGCTATGCCCTCTCGGCATGCGCTTTTCTCTTTCAGCATTGCATTTGTTATTTGCATAGGGAATCTCCTTATTTGGTAGTGCTATCAGCCCAGCGCTTTCACCACGGCTTCGTGTGCGGCGGCGTACTGTTCGGCTTTGAGTTCGGTCAACTTTGCGACCTTGAATTCCTTGAGTACGGCCTCTGCGCTTGGGCGATCTTTACCAGCGAGTTGCAGGAAGACTTTCTTCAAGGTGTCGAAGTCAATCGAAGTGCTCGCTGCGGCAACTGGCTTTGCTTCGGTAGAAGCGGGGGTTGCCACAGATGGGGCAGTCTCCCCGGGGGAGGAAGCGGACTTTTTTGCGGGTTCGGCCTTAGAGGTGTTTGGCTTGGATGCGTTGGTGAGGGCTGCGATCAGTTCTTTCATGACGCTGGTGTTCTCTTGCAGTGCGAGTTCGAGGCTCATTTGTTTTCTCCTATCGGTTGTGGTTGATTCAACGTAATACGAGAACGCATTATACGGAAGCGCATTAGCTCGTCAAGGAAAATAATACGGCAACGTATAGTTTAGGGCGAAGAAAAGCCCGCACGCGGCGGGCTTGGATTTGTGGGGGTTAGGCTTTTATTCTACGCAGTTGAAGAAATACAAGCTGGTGCTGCCTGATTCCCGCACGTATCGCGCGTGCCTTTTATGTAACTGGCATTCCTTTTCAGCGATGGGCGTGACCTTGGGTATGTTGTTGCTCATGGGTTCTAGGTTGTCCCATTGGATTATTACTTGCGCAGGGGTGGACGAAGTAACTTGGGGAGGAGACGTAGCACATCCTGCTAGAAGGACTGCAAGTAGAAGTAGGTATCGCACGAGGTACTCCTTTAATGGCAGTGGTAACCGCCGTTTTTGTGATCCCAGTGACACCCGTTAGCATCTGTACCGCCTGAGTGGGCAAAGGCTGTAGTTGAAAGCAAAACAGCAAGTATTGTGATGGCGATCTTCTTCATGGTAATTCTCCTTTTGTTAAGTTGAGAATCCTCATACTACGTGGCGCTTCGCGCTCTCGACTACCTGAACTTCCTCACCGCCTCGCGCACTACGCCGATGACGTGCGCAGTGCCTAGAGGTTTGGTTGGATATTGTTTGTTTATTGGTTTCAAATACCAGTCCCCGCCATCGCGCACTAGCTGCTTGAAGGTGGCCTCTTCACCGTTCTTGGCGATGACGTAATCCCCGTGTTGGGCATCCATGTCCGGCTCGACGACCAGGCGCATGCCTTCGGGGAAGTCTGGGTGCATTGAATCGCCTACTACTGATAGCGCGAAGGTGTGACGGCCTTTATTGACAGTGATCGGCACAAGCTCGCATTCGCTATTGTTGCACGCATCGACGGCTTCGGCGAAGTCGCCAGCGCGCACCCAGCTAATGAGAGGGACGTAGCCTCGTAGATTCGGGGCTGGTGATACATTGGATCGCGGCAGGCTTGTGAGGTCTTTATCTCGTAGATCAGACACAGACACCCCAAAGTAGTTAGCTATCGGTGTGAGGGTGGCTGTCTTGGGATCCTGACTCTCGCCGCTGAGGATGCGGTGAATCGTTGGCTGCTTTACTTTAGTCGCGCCAGCTAAGGCCGTCGGGTTTGTTTCTCTTACTTTGATAAGCCAGTTTAGGTTCTTAGCTATGAGGGTTTCCATAGGGCTACTCCTTGGGCCTTTCGGAGGCGTATTATTCGTGCGCGTATAATTATTGTCAATAAGCAATACGCGCACGTATTGACACCAATGCGATACCGTATAGAATGGGCGCACACCCACAGGAGGAAAACATGTGCACCGCGAAAGACGACCTTGAAGCCTTAGAAAAAGCCGGGTTTACCCAGACTTTCATCTCTGGCAGAACAAAGATCAGCCAGCCCACCCTTAGTCGCATCCTCTCAGGAAATCATAAAGACCCCAAGAGCAGCACTACCGCCGCCATTCGCAAGTTGGCGGAGAAGTGCCTCGCCAATAAAGCCAAAGCCTGACTTCTTTCGTGGCGGCTTACTACAACGAGATAGACCCATACGCGGCCCAATGGCTGCGGAATTTGATCGCGGCGGGGCATATCGCTTCGGGCGAGGTGGATGAGAGGAGCATTCTGGATGTCAGACCTGACGACCTTAGAGGGTTCACGCAGTGCCATTTCTTCGCAGGTATCGGCGTTTGGAGCCATGCCTTGCGTCGAGCAGGGTGGCCGGATGATAGACCTGTGTGGACAGGAAGTTGCCCTTGCCAGCCTTTCAGCGTGGCAGGCTTGGGCGGTGGGATGGACGACCAGCGGCACTTATGGCCTCACTGGTTCCACCTCATCGATCAGTGCCTGCCTGGCACAGTCTTTGGTGAGCAAGTTGAAGCTGCGATCCGCCACGGCTGGCTCGACCTTGTTCAATCTGACATGGAAGGAATCGGTTACGCCTTTGCACCGATCGGTCTACCTGCTGCGGGCTTCGGCGCGCCGCAAGTCCGACAAAGGGTGTGGTTCGCCGCGGAGTTGGCCGACACCTATAAGTGCGGATGCGAGAGGCAGGGCGGGGGCTGCACCGAGCAAAAACAGCGAATTACCGAATGCGGCTTGTCTAGCATCTTGGCCCACTTCTCGTGCGAACGATGCGGAAAAGAGGGGGCAAGTATCGGACGACAAGCGCAACGGTCTTGTGAGCGCGGCGAACATGGCAAGCTGGCCGACGTGTGCAGCATCGGACGGAACTCGTGCGGGAACCTTGACGGAGAACATGACGGGGACGAGCTTGCCCCAAGCAGTGAAGTCTCACCTTGCACATTGGCCCACAGCCTCGACGCGGGATCACAAGGGCGGATACGGGGGGGGGAGAATGAGAGACGGCAAGATCAGTCTGGACACGCTGGATGTGGTGGCTCAACTGGCGATGCCCGCGAGACTAACGGCTTCTGGCGAGATGCTGACTGGCTCTTCTGCAAAGATGGAAAGTGGCGGCCAGTTGAACCCGGCACATTCCCGTTGGTTAATGGGGCTACCGCCCGAGTGGGACGCTTGCGCGCCTACGGCAACGCCATCGTCGCGCAGGTTGCAGAAGAAATGATACGCGCCTATATGGAGTGCCGACCATGAAGACCTGCTCAAAGTGCAAAGTTGAGAAGCCACTTTCTGATTTTTACCTAAAGAGCGGCGGGGGACACCGTCATCTGTGTAAGAAGTGCCACTGCCAACAATCGAACAACTCAGAGGCGCGCAAGGCTTACGTGAAGCTGCCGCATGTGCGGGCAAAATACTCGGCTCGTAACAGAGAAAAAACCACAGGCATAAGTGCTGAAAATTTTAAATTGCTGTTCGATTTGGCTGGGGGAAAGTGCAGCATCTGTTCTAAGCCTATGGCTATCGCTCCTGCAAAGAGCGCAGGGCTTAAAGCCTTCGCGGATCACGATCACATAACAGGCAAGCCTCGCGGTGTTATCTGCAATAGATGTAATTCAGGGCTAGGATTTTTCGACGATTCTATCGAGTCGCTGAAGTCCGCCATCGCTTATTTGGAAAATCCACCTTTGGGTCTTTTATGAACTACGGCGCATCTTCGTCCGATTGGACGCACTTCGGCCTCACCCTCGGATTAGCTGCTGATCTCCTGCCCGTGGTGAGCAACCCCACGGCGGTTATCTCATCGAACTCTGCCATCAAGAGCACGGGCAAGCTACCTAGTATCTATAACAACCAGCGGCAGGTGATTGGCTTCACAGGTTGGACGCAGCATGTTTCCACCCCACAGGACGTTTCTAAATGGGCACGTGAGCCAGACTATGGGGTGTGCCTTCAAACTCGACAGATCCGTGCGCTGGACGTGGATGTCACTGATGAACTTAGCGCGGAGATAATCGCCAGTTTCATTGACGGCATACACCCCAGCCTGCCCAAGCGCACTCGTAGTAATTCCTCAAAATTTCTTGTTGCCTTTCGTCTTGAAGGTGACTTTACTAAGCGAAAATTCACAACCACACACGGCATCGTCGAGTTTCTTGCTACAGGGCAGCAATTCGTAGCCCTTGGGCAACATCAGTCGGGCGCGCGTTATGAGTGGTTCGATGGTTTGCCAGATGCTTTTCCTACACTAACGGCAGAGCAGTTTGAAAATCTGTGGTCTGCGCTGGCGGAGAAGTTCGCCACGGAAGAGATCACTACCCGCGATGCCTCGATAAAACACCAAAAGCTGGCAGAGGCGCACAGTACAGATCCTGTTGCTATCCATCTTATCGACAAGCACTTGGTCAAGCGTATCGACAAGAGTGGTGCGTTGCACATCACTTGCCCATTCGAGAGCGGCCACAGTACTGAAAGTTCGGATACCTCCACCTCGTACTTCCCTGCCCACACGGGCGGCTACGTAAACGGGCATTTCTTATGCCTCCATGCTTCTTGTGAACACCGCAGCGATGAGGAGTTCAAGGAAGCGGTAGGCTTCGTGGACGAGGATGCGCTGAACGACTTCGCTGTTCTCAATCCAGAGAACACACAACCTGCTAATTTAGAAACCACCCCTGAAGCTAAAACAAGCGAGGTGCGCAACCGTTTCGCCGTAGTGCCTGCGCATGAGTTTGCAGTGACGCAGAAAGTGAACTGGCTCATCAAAGGCATCTTGCCCAAGGCGGAGATGGGCGTGCTGTTCGGCGACTCGGGCAGTGGCAAGACCTTCAAGGTGCTGGACATGGCGGCGGCCATTGCGCAAGGCGTGGAGTGGCGCGGCCACAAAGTGACGCAGGGACGTGTCGCCTATATCGCTGCGGAGGGCGCAGGCGGCTTCAGGAAGCGTTTGCAAGCCTATGCGCACCATCATGGTGTGTCACTTGAAGACATGCCTATCGGTGTCATCCCGGCGGCCCCTAACCTATTGCAGAAAGCCGATGCGCTCGACATCGCGAAAGCGGTCTTGCATTGGGGTGGTGCGGACTTGGTGATCATCGACACCTTGGCCCAGACCACACCTGGCGGTAATGAGAATAGTGGCGAGGACATCGGCAAAGCCTTGGCACATTGCAAGGGCATACACAGGGCCACAGGCGCGTTGGTGTTGTTGGTGCATCACTCAGGCAAGGACACTACCAAAGGCGCTCGTGGCTGGTCTGGATTACGAGCTGCTGCTGATGTTGAGATGGAAGTCTCTCGCTTCGAGAACGATAGGGTACTGACCCTCACCAAACAAAAGGACGGCGAGGACGGTATTGAGTTCGGCTTTAGATTGCATCAAGTGTTGCTTGGTGAAGACGAAGACGGCGAGGAGATCACAAGCTGCGTGATCGAGCATACCTCGGCAGTGGACAAGTCACAGCGCGCAGTCAAGAAAGAACCGAAGGGCAACATCGAGAAGATGCTATTGCGATTGTTCAAAGACATGATGAACCTCGCCGATGGTACTGCGAAAGAGACGGAGCTTGTCGAGTCCGCAGTAGATCAGATGCCGATGGAGGAGGGCAAGCGTGACCGCCGCCGTGAGAGGGTGATGCGCGCCTTAGAATCTTTGTTGAGCAGTGGGGCACTCATCAAAGATAAAAATGCAGTGAGTTTGGGTAGCTGAATATGAAAATCCAAGGCACAAAAAAGTATCGTTTGACGATCCTGATGCTGGCATCGGATGTGCGCTTGGGTGTTTTTTGCACCAACTCGTTGTTTTCTGCGCGCAGATTATTACCAACTCGTCATTTTCTACGTGCAAGTTTTAACAAGTTGGCTTGTTTTTTATGCCACATCACGCCACGTGTGGCTCCACGTGTGGACGTGCCACATGCCACACGTACCACACCCCCCTTTAGGGGGGTGGTAGGCGTGGCAGCGCGTGTGGGTGGCAGATGAGGGTTCTCGTAAAAATTAACGAGAAGGGGGAACGCGTCGGCGATTCCCACCCGCTCGCAAAACTTTCCGACTCGGAGGTTGAGACGATGAGACGGCTGAACGAGGGCGGCATGACCTACCTGAACCTTGCCGAGAAGTTCGAAGTGCCTGTGCGGACGGTGAAGGCGATCTGCCGCTACGAGCGACGCAACCAGACGGTGGCGAGGGTGAAGGAGGTACACGTGCCAGAGGCGAGTTCGGATTAGGGTGCGGGGTATGGGACGAACAACTTACACCGCCGCTATCGGAGAGGAAATCTGCACAAGGCTCGCAGAAGGCGAACCTCTGCGGCAAATTTGTCGCGATGAGCACATGCCCGCTTGGCGTACCGTGTACGGTTGGATGGAGGCAGACACGGAGTTCGCAGCACGCATCGCGCGGGCGAGAGAGATGGGCGCGGAAGCCATCGGTGAGGAGATACTGGACATCATCGACGATGGGCGCAATGACTGGGTAGAGCGCGAGAACAAACGCACGGGCGAGGTGTATGCCGCACTCGACGAAGAAGCGCTGGGTAGATCGAAACTGCGCGCGGAGATGCGCCTGAAGCTACTCGCCAAATGGTCACCGCAAAAGTACGGCGAACGCGTCACCAACGATGTGAACCTGAACGACGCAACCCTCACCCCTACTGAGCGCGAGTCGCGTGTCAAAGCGATACTGGCCTCTGCCCACAAGCGAAGTTTGAACGAGCCTGATGACGGAAGCGATCTCGTTTGACACTTCGCTGCTGAAGCACCTCACTCCAGCAGAACTCGCGGAACTGGACAAGCTGCTCACCGTGGATGCGCCAGTATGGGAGCCGCTACCGGGGCCGCAGACGATGGCCTACGAGAGCGAGGCGGACATCATCGGCTTCGGTGGCGCAGCGGGTGGCGGTAAGACCGACCTCGCGTGTGGCAAGGCGCTAACTCGACATCGCAAGGTGGGTGTGTTTCGCGTCAACAGCACCGAGCTTACGGGCGTGCTCGACAGGCTCACAGAGCTACTCGGTGACCGCGATGGATACAACGGCAAGGACAGTATTTGGCGCATCAAGCGCTTCGATGGCGTGCCGTTGCAGATCGAGATGGGGTCTTTCCCCAACCTCGGCGACGAGAAGAAATACCAAGGCCGTCCGCACGACCTGCTGGTGTTCGACGAGGCCGCCAACATGCGAGAGTTGCAAGTGCGCTTTCTGCTGGGCTGGCTGCGCACCACGACTCAGGGGCAGGTGTGTCAAGCCTTGCTCACCTTCAACCCACCTACGACTGCTGAAGGGCGCTGGATCATCAAGTTCTTTGCGCCGTGGCTGGATAAGAAACACCCCAACCCCGCACGCCCAGGTGAGCTTCGCTGGTTTGCAACACTCGACGGTGAGGATGTGGAAGTCGCGAATGGGGATCCATTCACGCACGACGGCGAACTGATACAGCCCTTGTCGCGCACGTTCATCCCTTCGCGCGTTTCGGATAACCCTTACCTGATGGGGACTGGCTACATGGCGACCTTGCAAGCACTACCCGAACCTCTACGCAGTCAGATGCTACGCGGTGACTTCAACGCAGGTGTGAAGGACGACCCTTGGCAGGTGATACCGACCGAGTGGGTCGAGATTGCACAAGCACGTTGGAAGCCACTGATGCCGAAGCCGGGCATGGACTCGATAGGCGTGGACGTAGCGCGAGGTGGGGACGACAACACGATCATCGCGAGACGGCACGGGATGTGGTTCGATGAGGCACTCGACTACCCAGGCACGCAGACACCAGACGGGCCGAAGGTGGCCGCGCTCACCATCGCTGCGCTGCGAGATGGTGCACCTATCCACCTAGACGTGATTGGCGTGGGCGCAAGCCCGTACGACTTCCTCGTGCAGGCCAAGCAGCAGGTGATCGGTGTCAACGTGTCGGAGAAGGCATACCGCACAGACAAGTCAGGCAGGCTGCGCTTCTTCAACTTGCGCAGTCAGTTGTGGTGGATGATGCGCGAAGCCCTCGACCCA